GTGCGTCTGTAGGCATAGCCATCAGCGGAGAGGAAAACCATGTTGAAGTACCAGTGCATAGTAAATGAGAGGAGATTGAACATTTTAGTGAACATTGTATGTTCATTGAGATCGGAGTAATCCCAGTTTTCGGAAGTAGGTGCATAACCGTGAGAGATGATAATTAGTGAAGGAAGGTAGTACATAAAGAATATGTAGACGATAATCCATGGAAGTCGTTGGTCGTAGCCGGACCAGTCGATGGTGGCGAAGGAGACGAAGGCTTGTGCGATTTTGTCTAAGTATTGGTTTGAACCACGAATGGTTTCAAGACCGTACATAATGCAGCAGGAAGGTTTGCGTGCTTGGACAGTGGCGGGGAAAACGAGCATGAGTTCAGAGTCGAGAAAGAGTTCGTCGACATTGTAAACAGGGCGGACTTTGAGGGTGCCGGTTCGTTGTGAGATGTGGTTTCTAGTGAATAACATGGTTGGATAAGAAAGAAAGAAGTCTTTCATAGAAGCAAGGAATTCGGAAAGTTCAGCATCGGATGGATCTTCGGGGAGTGGCTTGGAAATGGGGAAACCGTGATCTTTTATATTGTGAATAGTAAAGCGGTTCTCATGTTTTGTAGCGTTGAAGAAGTAGCCTTTGGATGTATGTTTTTCAGCATAAATATCAGGATGAGAGTAGTGTGCGTAGGCTCTTCGGAAGTAGGAGTGGCGGTTGTGGTAGCCAGTGCCAGTTACGAGTGGAAGTTTGCATGCAGGAGTATCGACAAAATGGATGGGTAAGTAGGGTGTAATAGCCATGAAGTGATGTATTAAGGGCATGATGCGAGAGAGACGTTCAGGAGGGACAGGAAGTGAAGGTTTCTGTTCTTTGTTGAAGTCGCGGAATGTTGCATCTGTAGTACCAGCGGGGCGGCAGTACTTTGCGATTACATGAAAGTATTGAGGAAATTCTGTCTGGATGAGGTTGTATAGTTTGACGTGGACGGGAGGGCCGTAGTCGATGTCACCAGGAAGGTATGATTCTTGAGAATCAGCAATTTCGTCGGGAGTTAGAGGTTTCGACGTTTCGGGGTTAGGTCGGATGACGTTACCGGGATGAAAGAAGTAAGGAAGGGGTTCGATGCCAGGGAGTGGATGACGATTTTCAGGGAGAGGTTTGTCTGAAAGAATAGGTGCATAGAATTGGAATGGTCGATTGCGGATTGCATTTCGGTTCATAAGGTTCTGGATGTATTGATTAACATCGTGCGTGTCAAGTTGAGTTCGGTCTGGAGAGAAGTGTTCTTTGAAATGACGTTGATTGTCAGAGTCGCGGAGAGCTTCGTAGCCGAGGGTTGGATCGGTGAAGGGAGTGTTGTATTTTTCCCATTCAAATTTTCTTCGGTTGTAGAATTCGGAGAAGTAGTTCCTAACAGTGTTGAAAGAGTCTGTGATTGAGCGGAGCATATTGGAAGTTCGATAGTAATTCGATAAGATTTCTAGTGATGAGTAGTCGGGG